CCCAAACGAAACGTCTTCTACTGTATATTCATCGTCAAAGAATGTTTTATACTTCAATAAATCTTTACTGCGCTTACCCTTATATGGTTCATCTGCCCGCAGCATTAGACCTTCCCAACCTTTATTACTAGCTTCTTTAACAAGTTCTTGGAAATGAAATTCATCTTTAACGAGAGTTTGTTCAAGTATTTTAAGGCAAGAATTTTCGTCACGACTCATTCTTTCAGACATTGACTTAGGAGGATACAATGTGTATTCTAAGTCTTTAATTCTAATACTGAACGGTCTTTGATTACTACCCTTCTGAGAATAAAACTCATTATGAGTAAGTAGATCAAATATTTTATATACAGGATTTGGAATGATATGATCCTTCTTACGAAGTTCCTTCATTACGCCTTGAAAGTCCTCTACACCATCTTCGTCAACCAGACACAACTCGCCATCTAGGACTACGTTAGTAAGTCCCAAAGAGCGAATAGCATCATGCACGACGTTGAGTGTGTCAAAAACTTTTCCCGTTCTAGAGTAGAAAGTTGAGTTACCCTTATCATCGACAATAGCAATACACCTAGCACCATCAATTTTACGACTAGCATACCAACAGTCCTTCCAGTTTACAATTTTAGGAGCATACTTATCTGCCAACGCAACACTAAACGTAGGAATAAAATCTGGGATAGCTTTATTAATCAGCTTATCGCCAGCCCTAGTTTTCAAATCTTTATCAATAATGCAGTGAATGAGTTCTTCATATTCTATTTGGTTATCAATAAAACTATTAACAGCCCCGATAGCGTCATGACCAGTAATAGTTCTATTCTTTAAAGCGTTAAGCAAATCAAATATAGATTCATATACGTGTCCACGCAGGTGACTTTTCTTTTTAAGATTATCACTTGTGACATTGTATTGCCACAGAGGATGATATGTGTAGAGCAAAACCTTTTTAATAAAGTAAGCGCCCTCGTTATTGTGGGCGGCATAATCTTTAATAATATCTACCTTATCGATAGTGCTACTGGTGGCCCTAAGATCACGAACAAAACCATTTAAATGCTCAAAGCTTTGGTGCGTCATATTTTTCCTTGTGTGCTATTTGATAATCTAACCACTTGTTATCGGTTAGATCGTTATATATTGCAAATGCTAACTTGCTTACGCTTGTAGTTTTACCACATCGTTCTGGGTTGTCAAGCTTAAACCAAGAGTACCCATCGCTTTTTTTCGCTGAATACCCTTGGCTTTTAGCCCATTTACTAACTTCGTTCCAAGTCACTTTTCGCTACCATAAAAGTTAGGACTATATTCGTCAAGCTCAAGAACATTCTTAAAGCATTCAAACAGGTGCTTAGTCCTAATCCTATGAATAGTCGCTAGACCAATCAAAGCATTAGACAATTCATCTTCAGTAAGCTGACGCTCAAGTACAGCACATGCAATCAATTCAAGTTCATCAGAAATATTATCTGACTTCATAATCTGATCTTCCAAATCAAAGCGGTCCATAGTATTCTCCTTAGATATAACGTCTTGAATATTCACCTTGAATATCACTAATAAAATCAACACTGTCTTTAAAAATATTAATCCACGCTACACAATCTGGACCAGTTATATATTCATCTGGAACAGTTTTATAAACAGCTTTCTGTTTTGCTTCTTGCCAATCTAGATTACCAAATCTAGTCCAATAAAGATGTTTGAATCCCTCGTAACTTTTAGTTTCTGCTAGCAACTTTTCCATCAGAATACAAAGCTTTTGTTTTGTAGACTGAGGAATGCGAGTTCCTAGCATATCGTTAATAGTATTCTTAGTATGGGTTAAGAAATCAATCGATACTTGTTTCCTTAGTTTCGCCCCTTGTATTTTCATCGTCATATTCCTTTTGATTGATTGTTAGGTAAGGAACCCATCCAGCTTCCTCGTCTTCATCTTCGTGTTCACCGAATAAAAGTTCTGTAACATCAGCTTCGTATTCTGAACCATCAGAGAAATCATAAACCTGTATATCAGAATCCATGAAGTCTTCGTCTTGTTTTTCAATATAACTTTTAAGTTCACGCCAAGTCATTTTTATCTCCTGTTGTGTTTGTTCATTATAGGCTATCGACAATCCTGTGTCAAGAGCTTGAGGTTTCTTTTTCTGGTTCTGTAGCATTTATCCTATTATTAGGATTAGAATGTCTATTCGGGTCAGCTAAACCACTATTTACCATAGTTTTAAGAGTAACGTAGTAGCCACTATCATCCTTGCAAAGAACGCTATTCTCAGCAATGACAACCGGATTGCCATCTACTACTAATAGTGAATGATCAACCACCATATCTGATGTGGTGCCAAAGTGAGTTTTAGTTGTTACAATGTGTCCAGTAAAATGCTTTGGTGCCTTATATAGCTTCTTTGCCATTTATATCTCCTTCTTTATATTTAAATACCATACAATTCTTATTATCATCCCAATAAGTATCCAGCTTGTCAGTGGATGCTAACTTGGATAACTCTATACCTAAAATCCAACTATCAACTACTTCGCAAATTTTCATAAGTAATTTGTGATTTAGCATGTAATCACCATTATCATCCATAATAGCATATTGTTTGATTATTGATAACACTTCTTTTGGTGTAATATAGTTCTTAAATTCTGATATAGGAATACCACGCTTCATCGCAGCATCTCTTCCTAGATGTTTTGCTGCTTTAACCATATTTTTAATTTTAACTAACGGGTCTTTAGCCATTGTATCTCCTTTTCATGATACTCCAACAAAGCTGTTGATATGTTGTAAGATAGCCTTGTCCTTCATTTTTAACTCAAAGTCTATATCAAAGTCAAGCCCGTATGTATTAAATGGTTTATTGGCATAGTCAGCGTGTGCCCGTGGATTTTTGCCGGGGCGACTCTCGCTATAGTGGAATAGGGGTTTATAACCGTCCCACGATCTATAGCAAGCGTTTATAGCCCTTTCCTCGTCTAAGCCGTGTGGATGGCAGGCATGATGCAAATAATCAAACGTGATGGGTATGGATGTTACGTCATGGATTTGGTGGATTAGCTCTATAACACTCCAACCGCCAAGCTTGTCATCGTTCTCTAATACAATCCTGTTCCTGCAATTACTATCAAGACGATCAAAATTCTTAATAAATCTATGTAATACTTCTAAGTGTGTGCCAGACTTATTATTAACATGGATATTCATTGGAGATCGATAGTCTGGTGGGCATCCAATACGATCCATGAATGAGGAAAAGAAGTTGAGTTCCGTGATGGTCTTTTCAATAGCTTGAGTATTAAGGGATGCTAAGACATTAAACTCGCTGGGGTGACATGAAATACGCACATTATTAGTAGCTATGGTATTAGCTATATCATCAAAAGCCTCATCAATATCGTCATAATTAGGGAGATCTTCTAACTCAATATTAGCCTCATCATATGTTATGAGAGGAAATAAATCACTACTAAGACGGTAAACAAAGTTGTTGTCTGCACAATATTGTATTGTTTCGTTCGTTGTAATCATATTATTTAAAATACGATCACCAAGAATAGCCAATGCCTCTTCTCTGGGCAGGCTGGCAAATCGTTTATAAGTCATAGCCTGGAACTTAACCGGACTATCTGTTTCTTGCAAATTAAGAGATATACAACACAATCCGTACTTCATATTATACTCGCAAAAGAATAGGTGCCTCTATCGTATTATACATCGACAAAGGCACCGTGTCAACTTGAATTTTCCCTATCGCCTACGTATTGTTATTTTTCCAAGAGAATAGATTATTAAGATATGCTTTTCGTTTAGTGCAATTACATTCTTTAAGATTAAACCATGTCTTAAATCTCTCTTGAGTGATTCCAAAGGTATTTAATACATTTTCTACTACATCCCCAAGGCCCGTCATATTTGGATCGGTGTGACTATTAGGATTAATTCCCTGTTTTTCTAATTCCTGTATCACAACGTTCATTTCGTGTTTTATATCTTCCATAGTGAT